ATCCGCATAACGTGTGTAACACGCTCTGCATCATCCAGACTACTTGCGCCATAAGGCACAACCATATCTTCTGCGGGAACATAGATAGACGCAGGGCGACACGTAGATGGATCATAGTACACTTTCTTAAACGCATTACCTGCAAGGCCCAAGCCCCACAACATCCGTTCATGTTCAGCACGGTACTCAGGCATTTTTTCCTGAACGTAATAATTCATATTGGCTGCAACATTAACTGCCGCTGCCTTATTCTCTTTTGTTTCTTTCCCAATAATTTTTGTTTTAACAGGGCCACCCGCAGGTAAAGTTTCCATAACGGTTTCTGATTGAAACTTTACTAACGCTTCTGATAGCAATGGATGGTATACACCACACGCACCTGACCACGGCTCAGTCCGGTCTTCTATTTTAAGACCCAGCAACTCCATACCATCTGCATACGTTTCAAGCCAATCTTTACGTGAACTCAAATCCCCCTCAAAATCCTCCATCAGACCTGAAGCCATTTCAGTCAACAAATCTTCATCCATATCTTCTGCGAGATTTTCATAAAATGGATTTTCTTTTTCAGATATTTCTATCTCGACAACAGTAGTTAGCGCACCTTCCGGTGACGCATCAAATTCTACAACCGTCCCCAAGTCTTCCTCGGTTTCTTCAAATTCAGAAACAGGTCTTCCATCAGGAAGTACGATCTCTAATTCGGGCATATTTTCATTTGCCATAACTGCCTACCTCAGTAGTAAGATGCTTTATTGCTGTATTGTCTGTACGCACGATACTCTTTTGTATCGTAATAATCATCAGGTTCATCCATTGCTGTGCGGATATACCCCCCTTTTCGGAAACGCATTAACGCCATCGAAGTGGAGTCCACATAATCATCGTGTTCTCCCGCAGGGAAACTTGCGATCTCCTCTATCACTTCTTCCGCCCATCTGGTTGGCGGATACCACACCTTCCCTGATGCAAAAATATCCGACACGGCATTTAGCCGACTGATTTTATCGTTACCTTTAGTGGGCGTAAACTCCTGTACCGGAATACCCATAGACCGTAGTTCATAAATCAACGGCGCACCACTCGCTTTTTTCTCGATAATGATGCTATCCGGCTCCCATTGTTTGTATTCTTCCATGACCGTCCGTTTCAGTTCAGGGAACTCCAGCCGATCACGGTACGCATTTAGTAAAATGATGTTTGCCTGTGGCAACCCCTGCTGTAATTTAACCCGTTGCTCTTCGGTTTCATTCTCTATCTCTACCGCAGGTGCGCCAGCCTGATAAAAGACTCCCCACACAGTACAGGCACTGTAATCCGCCCTATTATTCTTCTCAAACGCCGTATCCCACGACATCAGGACAAAATCACACGGGGGCGGGTTCTCTTCTTCCCAACATTGCCACCAATCCCGCTTCACAATAGCACTAGCTTCCGAAGTCGGGTCTTGCTGGTACTGTGCCATCCATTTAGGATGTGGTAATTCGTTTCTAAGGACACTTAATTCGTCTAATGACCAAAATTCAGGCCATAATGCGGCCCCAGAGGGCATAATTGCGGGAAATTCGATGATTTCCCACTCTTCCCCATCCCTTTGCATGGCCGATTTGACCACCTGACCCGTCAGATCCCGTTTACTCCACCGTGTCATCACGATCACGATGGCTCCCCCCGGTTGTAGACGCTGACGGGGGCCAGATGTATACCATTCATGGACTTTATCGTAGATTTCAGGGCTATGTTCGGCCAATGTAGCCTCTTGCTCACTGTGCGGATCGTCAATAATCAACAAATCAGCACCTTTACCTGTCACCGCACCACCTACACCGATAGCAAAGTAGTCCCCACCCTTCGATGTGTTCCACCTTCCGGCTGCTTTTGAGTCTACTTGAAGTGATGTAGTGGGAAAAATGTCGATATATTCCTCTTTTCCTACCAAATTACGCACTTTACGACCAAACCCTACCGCTAATTCGGCTGTGTGGGAGGTCTGAATCACTTTTTTCTGCGGAAACTTGCCTAAAAACCACGCTGGAAGCAGGTAAGACGCAAATTCCGACTTGGTATGTCGTGGCGGCATATTGATAATCAGCCGTTTGCACTCCCCATTGGCTACTCTCTCAAAGGCTTTCGCCATTTTTGCGTGATGTCGCCCCATAATAAAGTCGGGCCACATCTTCTTAACAAATTCCAAGAAGTCTTTCTGCGCTGTCTCCTTACTTAACAACTCTTCAAAGTCAGTAAGTTCTTTTAGTAAGGCAACCTGTTCTTTTTCTGACAGCTTGGGAAGTATCGTTACTAGATTATTGAGATCCTCCGCGGATAACTTGGGCGCAAGTGTGCTGGTCTTGTTATAGGGACGAGTTTCGGCGGCTGCGCTCATTATTTAACCTTACGGTATTTCCTAGTTTTCTTTGCAATCTTCTTAGGTTGTTTGGCAACCTGTTTACCTTGGGCTTTAGCTTTTCGTTTTGCTTTGGTAGTCGCTGCATATTCTTTATCGGAAAGAGCTTTTATTGCTTTCTCAGGTAAATACCGTTCTCCTGTCTCAGATGACTTCTTGCCTGACTTGGTACGCCATTTCTGTTTTCCCCAAGCCTTTAAACTACGTTGTGATTTTTTAAGTCCCATTAGGTTTTAACCGCCTATATAAATCATTCCGTTGCGCCAGAATGTCCTGTACAGCATACCCACCTGCTTCCCGATTATAGTACCCGTTACGCATCAACTTTTTAGAAGCCTTGCATAACAGGCTTAGTCGCTGCACAAAAATCATGGCGTAAGATTCTTCAACGTCTGTTTCAAATCCCTCATCATTAATGATCTCGTTAGACTCATCTTCAGGATGAAACCCCATTACATATAAATCCCGATCCCCAAAGAAGTTAGCTGATATACATTCATTCAACCCCTCCAGATAACCATGAAACCGCTGTTGATCCACATCATAATCAAAATCCACCATAATAATTAATTCGTAGGTGTCATCATAGTGTACCAGTGTGGTGTATAAGGGCATCGGATCACCATCATATTTGAACTGAACCGTGACCTTATCATCTGCCCACGCCTTCGCCGCGAACGGACACGCAGGGAAATCATTGTAGTTCTCATTAGGTTTCTCTAATGCGTAAGCCGACCACTCACGGATTTCACCCGCTATACGGTCTTCAAGATTTATATCCACCACCCGCCTTCTTATATGCACGGGCAAGTTTCTGTGCTTTTCTTGCGCTCCACTTACCAGCCGCAGTTCCCATTGAGCTTTCGGCTTTTATCTGTTCAAATAGCCTTTTCCTCAATGCAGGTTTAGTATAGTTACCTGCCTTGTTAACAGTTGATTGCTTTTTTGCCATATTAATGCCCTCTGATTGTCCTAGCTAAAACCCAAGGCTCTTTCGTTCCGCCTGAATATTCTCTAGCATGGCCTTCTTTAATCAATATTTCACAAACACTCTTATGGTCAGCAGTTAATGGAACACCTAATATTCGCCCAAACTTACCTTTATCCCTATAAGTCTCTAGCAGAAACTTCTCGGGGATCAACTCAATCACCCTTTCTTTTGCCGCCAGCCCTAGTTGTTTTTCTGCTAAGTTCCTTGTGCGGGATTCTGGTGTATCTATCCCCCGAAAGCGCACCCGTTGTTTCCGAAGCCATACCCCAAATCCAAGGTCAATATCACAATCTAGAGTATCTGCATCTATCACCCTGACTAAAGTAGCTGTGTAGATATACGGGTTAGGCGCTTTTTTCTTTGCCATCTTACCACTTCACCTTATTCGCCCAGTACGCCGCAGACATCTTACCCTTGGCAATGTTCTTACCATGACGGGCTTTAAATGACTTACGCCGTGCTTTCTGTTTAGCAGATTCCCCCGCTTTAGGTTTACCTGCGGTTGAAACTCCCTGTTGCCCAAAGCGGATAGTTTTTATCTTATCCCCTTCTTTAGCAACAACAATATGGGACTTCTTAGGGTGATTCGGGGTACGTTTGGGTTTATTAAACCCACTGACTCCTGCCCTAGCTAGTCTCGAATCCTTCTTCGCTGCCATCCGGTTCCTCCTCTACCACTTCCAATGTAGGCACTTCCTCAAAGTCTGCCTCATGTATCTGCCCCATCAGACGGTTAATTTTATCCTTGATTGAATGTTCCAGCGATTCCGTAGTGTGCGTAACATTGATCTCTGTCTTTTCAGAGAACAGCCCGACATCCGAAATCTTTCCAAGCAACTCCAACGCCCGTAGCTCCTGCTTACTATCCCCGCAACCGGATATCTCCAGTAACTTATTGGTGACATAAGTACGCATCTGGGCAGCATCCGCAACAACCTGCTGGTCATACTCGGTCAGG